GTAGGGCCTCCAACCCTCCGAAGCGGAATGGTAGGAAGGACCTGCTCGCCCGAATGTTATTCGGAGCGTAGCAATTCTGGAGAAGGAATAGGGTATTCCATCTACAGGTTCCAGCGAGCGACCAAAGGTACTGACGTACCTTGATCTCGTAGGGCGCTCCGTCCTGACCGCTGGATCTGTCTAACAAAGCGCGGAGTGAAATCACTCCGCGCTTATGCAGACGATCGTTCTGTCGGAAGTAAAACTTCTCACAGAACGTGCCCGAGTCCTTTGAAACAAAGGACTTGGACGTGTTGAGGACCATGCCAGACAATCTGGGCAGGTTCTCACTGTAGCGGCGGATTTGGTCCGTCGTCCACAGAGCAATGTTGTCGTCACCTTTCAGGTGACAGGACCTCAGGGAAATCCCTGAACACCAGATCACCCACGCATGGATGATCGACAACATAGGCCATGAACACGGAATACCCATAAGGGTACCCCGTTTCATGTCACAGTTATCAACTGTGCCTCCGATGACCATATCAACGGGAACGTTGAGTGCCTCACAGAAATCTGTGATGACGCCATGGTCGAGACGGTCGGTGGCCGCCGACAGATCCGCTGAATAAACGACGGACCCGTCCCGAACCTTACCAAAGTGGTAGGTCGGGGCGTCCCCGAGCAAGGGTTCCTTGCAACAGGGGAGTTTCCGAAGAAGCTTGAAAAGCTCCTTTCGGTACCCTTCCGAGCGATGAACTCGAAGGGTGTCTGAGCACGAGACGATTCTCGTCTTGTACCCATACTCTCGGATCACGACGGATCGTGATGCTAAGGAGTAAGGTCTCTGTGCCAGTGTTGCACCGGCACGGAGACGGACGTTCGCCACCTTCCAAGGTGGGAGCATCGCCATGCGTGCAGCATCTTGGCTGCACACAGGGACCGACGATAGCTCTTGGAGCATGTCGGAGGCACGCCCGCCCTCCGCCCGCTTCGTCCCAAGGGACGCAGCAGGGGAGGTGCAGGCTGCATCAAATTCAGGCCTGACAGGCCTGAGCTTGAACACCTCGCAAAACTTTTTTACGAGGTGCTTCCGGCGGGAGTCGTCGACTCCTTCGGATGGCGTGGTCAGGAGAGCTATTGAGCTTGCCCTGGCTTCAAGCGCCAATCGGTCCGTCACAGGAGGCAGTGAACGGCCGATCATGCTGATCTGGAAGAGAGTCTTCCGAGCAGCTCCTCGATGGTAGCCCCAGGCACAAACCTGGCCCATCATCGAGGGATTGGGCGGACGATTTTCAATCGCAGCCGCCCGTGCCTCATGTGCGACAGCTTTCAGCTGTCGCACAGCGCGGTGGGGTCCGTTAAGGGCCCACACCAAGCGACCGCACAGGAACTTGACACGTGCCTGTGACCACCCCGAGCCTACAGTCTTCCCACGTAGGCGGCGAGGGAAAAGTGTCATGTGCAAAGCTACAAGCGAGCACACCACCCCTTCGGCCAGACGCAAGGAGTCAGAAAACTCCTCTGGTCGTTTT